CTAGTTAAAGAAGGCGACCGTTTTGTAAGCGTGGAGTGGGCGATGGAAAATGTTCCGTCGCGCACTGCGGCGGCTGAACTAATCGACTTTGCTAAGAGATGTGCAGACAACTCGACATGGGTTTACAACACCATCAATCGGGTACAGGAGGGAGGTTCAGATGCACAAGCTCAAAGCACAGGAGATCAGAGCGGCGATCTTAATCAGCAAGGAACTGGACAACTTGAAGAGACCACTGGCGATCAAGGAGATCCCACTGGTAACGGGGCGTAGCGCACAAACTCTACGTCCTATCCTCAACAGACTTATCTATACCCGTATACTCAAGCGTGAATCTATGAGGTCAGGCATTGAGAAGGGTGAGAAATGGGAAGACTACTGGAAGAAGTGGTTAGATGATTACACTTAGGCGTTCGTGCCTTCTGCCATCTGAACACATCTTGCTATTAGTTTTCCTTCTTGGGGTTTGGTGGCTTCAAGTCTGGCCACCAACTCTTGCTTTCCTTGTTCGCACGATGCCAAGGTAGCATACAAGACTTGGTTTGATGCAACCTGATATTCGAGACCGTGGAACATCACGAGTGCGATAATCCACATTTGTTTTCCTTTCACCTATAGTTCATCACCAAAGCTATCAGACCACCGATGCAGATAGCCGCACCGAGGGCCGCTCCACCTACTACTATGATGGCTTCCATCTTTTCTTGTCGTCTCTTTTGTTCAGCACGTTCCGCTTCTTTTCTTTCATTCCTAATATCAACACGTAACTGCAAGAGTTCGTGCCATGCGGATTGACCACGCGTCCAAATGATTAGTTCGCGCAGTTCATCTTCCAAGTCTTTGGCTTGTTGCTTAGCGACAAAGGTAGACAGAGCCTCCTCATTTACTGACAAGACTTGTCTGTTTCGTTTCTTTGAATGATCTCGGTTGACTTCGTCACAGGCATCCCACATTTTCCCCAGATCTTTCGCTAGGGTGTGGAGTTCCTTGCCAGCAGTTATGCCAGCTTTGACGGCCCCGAATGCGGCCATCGCCGCACTGATTGGTTCCATAATATCACGCTAAACCCATTACCTTTGCGCTATCTAAGTTGCTCAGACTTGCAGTGGCTTTCTCCAAAGATTGCCTCTGTTGGGTAGATAAATTACCCATAGTCTGAGGGTCGTTTTGCGTAAAGCCAGTAACGTAGGCAGGGAATCTCTCAGTAGAGAACCATTCCTCGATTGATCTTTTCTCTGCGTCTGTTCTGCGTGATTTCATGTAGGCTTGTTGCTCCATCATCCGTTGTTGCGGAGTCAGGGATTGAAAGAATGTTATGGCGGCTTCTGCCACATTAAACATCTTTGTATCTTGGACAGCATCGGTTACTGATTGCTGAACTATGTCTATGGTTTGAGGCTCGAAGACTTCCTCGACTTGCTTCTCGTCTTCTTGCGCTGCTTGCTCGGCAGCCTTCAGACTTATCTCTTCATTCTTACTGGCTGCCCCGGTTGGTAGACTTGGCTGCCCGGTGTCAGACTTGGGTTCCCCGGCGATGGCCCGGATCATTTGTTTTCCGATGCCGTCGTCGCGTTCAACAAACGCGGTTACTGCGTCGTCTAGCTTCATAAAACCAGACAGAATACTGCTGAAACCCTTGTCTAACATTTATCGTCGCCTCAATACCGAACCAGATCTTCCACTGAAACCAGTCCCAGCCGTAGACTTCGGCGTTTGCTGGTTGAGACTGCGCCCAAATTGCGTGGCCACATTAGACTGTATGCGCAGAGCTTTGGGTTGTTGGAAGTTATTACTCCTCGGCGTTCCTGATCCTGAGATCGTGCCGAATACCAACCCTTTGTTCTTACGTCTGTTGCCTCTCATATTATTTCCTCTTAGTGTTCTTTGGTTTCGCCTTGTAACCTTTTGATGACGGCTTCTTCTTCGCTGTGCTCGTAGGCTTTCGCATTGATCTTTTCATTCCACGCATCGAATTTCTCCTTCCGATCTTTGATTAATTTCATGTCTTCTCTCGTGTACGCTCGGTAATAACCTGTGCGAAAGAGTCTGTTACTTGCAGACACGAGATGTTCGTATGATTGCATAAGAATGATGGCGTAGTCGTCCGCTCCGATACCATTATATTCAGGAATTGACTCATCATCTTCCGCATCTGGGTGAAATCCCGTAATCCAGACTCCAAAGTGGTTGACGTTCTGCTTGTCTACCCAGTTGTAGAACTCTTCGGGAGACATTTCATTCGCCCCAGTCCAAGCCATAAGGTGCATGTTGTCAGACGTGGGCGGGTACAACGCCTTCATCTCGATGACCGCCTCCAAGTCTGGAGTGACGTGAACCATTACGTTCTCTCGCATCCACGCTTGTCTGGCAAACGGGCAGGGAGGGAACCCGCCGTGCTCGGCAGACGCGACCTCCAATATTTTTTCGCTCCAATCCCGAATCTCTTGGCAGATCAGGATAGCGGAGTCTTCCCACGTATCCACGCTACTAATACTTTCCTCTTTCCTAACCATACGGGCCTCGCCTGATGTAATAGATGAGATGGAAATACAGCCATCGACCCCCGTTCACGGGGGGCGTATGGCGACTGACCTTCTCCTCTTATTTTAAGATAGCCTCCCCAATATTCTTTGGGGTGAGACAGTTGAATTGATACAGAATACTTGCGACACGACACGGGATCAGCCCCGTTATCAACGTGCTCACCATAAAATTCTAATGGGCCATATTCTAGGTATTGGAGAGGCTCTATCTGTGCGTCAGCTAGGTCAAACTTTAATGTCCTGTCGTTGACATTCCTAACTGCTTTGCCAATCTCATCGAAGAGCCACTTACTATTTATATCTTGCTGTATCCAACCAGACTTACAGTTACGTTGCCGTCTCGACGTGATCCTCATCCCGTCTTGCACGACTCCTGCTCGGATCATATTTGTGCTTTTGGTTAAGTCTAGTATGCGCTCTACTTTTTCGTCGTCGAAGAAGTTATGTAAGGCATACCATTTTTGAATGTGCATTGATGTCCTCCTAACGTATAGGAAGACTAGAGGATCTCAGTCTTTTGGTCGTCCTAGCTTATTGAGGATGGCCAAGCACCACTCGACAAGCTCGTCTTCAGTCTGCATACCTTTCATTTCGTTGGCTTTTCGGCAGACAAGTTGGACGTTATCACGATCATAACCGCGTGAGTTATCTATTCTGTCTATGGTTATGTTGGTAGGTATGAATCCTTTACCGCGTTGCGCAGTCAAGTCGTATCCAGTTATTGCGCAGCGACCTGATTGTTTAACGTAAAGCTGGTTGAGAAAGTCTACGTCTAGCTCTTCCCGGTTCCATAAAGCCTTGCGTTTTCTGCGGCCACCAGACCACAGCAGGGCTTCAATCGCATGAGCCATGTTACCGTCTGTTCTCTTTATAGTGCGCTTTCTGTTGCACGATTTACATCTTCCGTAAGGTTGACCTGCCCGTCCTTCCTCCTCTGCGACAGGCCCAGTTCTCTTTCTAAATTCAGTTAAAGGTAGCGTTTGATTGCAACCGTTGCACCGACGCACTGCCCCCGTCGTCGGCATCCCTTGTTTCTTCTAATCCCTCTAATTTGAGATAGGCTTTGTAGTATTTTAAAAACTCGTCGAGTCTAAGTAAACAAAGACTATCCCCCGTTGGCTGTCGGTTTTTTCTATTTATAACTATTGGGGTGTCTGGGCTGTTAGTCTTCTTGGCATTGCCCTCTGCCTGACGCAAGGCATCATGAAAATTCAGACGTTCTACTCGCTTGGCTTCTATGAATAATGACGGGACTCCCAATAAGTCTGCGCCTCCACTCATACCAACATGACCACCGCCAGATAACGGTGCTCGAAAGCCTTTAGTGCCTGTTTCTTCATTGATGTAGGCGGCTAACTCTCTCTCATAGTTATCGCCTTTGCGTTTAGATGGAGTAGTCAATCTTCGTACCCCATTGTTTTGCGGCAGGGTCTACAGAAGAACCAATTCTTCGGTCTCTTTTCCTTGCTACCACAACTCATACATGGACGAGTCCACGTCTTCTCTTCAAAATCTCTACGGACTTGGTACTTAGCACCGTCGAACTCCTGCAATCCTTCACGGACGAGGATTCTTTTTAATGTGTCTACGCAACATCCAATGCGTGTTGCTAGGTCAGAGTAAGAGTGACGGTCATGTTCTTCGCGGAGCCATTGCAAGTCCGTGTCTGACACACGAACCACTTTTGGCATTTAAATTTAGTCTCCTTCGCACTCCTGTCTTCACAGGATTACGTGTACCTTAGACGAGACATGTCTTTTTGGCAACACCTAAAGCGTTTTTTTTACAACTTTAGGGTTGATTGTGAAAGTAAATAGCGATACACTCGCCTTGCTCGGAGACGGGAGACGACGAACGCTGACGCTTGCGCTCCGCGTTCGAGAGAGTCGACCGCTTAGAGCTGCTAGTCTACTAGCTGGGGTCGAGTGTATCGTTTTGTAGACAGATGAGTAAGAGAAGACTACTTGAGCAACAGAAAAAATACGACGAGTGGAAAAGAAAGAGAGACGCTAGAGAAAGCGGCAACCTCGATCTTGAACGACCCGTATGTGAGGCAGACAACCGACCCCAACCACCTAATGAGCACCGCTTATCATCAGTACATGATGAACCGAAGCGAGTACGAAGCAAAGAAGCAGAAGAAAACAGACGTAAATATCCAGAAATTGCACAATTTGTAGACGAATGTCGGAGAGTATTCGGCCCCGACGTTCGTGTCGTTAGCATTACTCCTCGTCAAGCTCCAACCAATCATGAATCAGACGAAGCGGACGCTCCAGACGATCAGCAATCCTAATAGGATCATGTCCATCAAGAGCCATATCTTTTGCTCTCTGTTTAGTTGACCTGCTTGATACAATAACTTTTTCGTCTGTCTTATTGTGAGCGGCAAACCCTATCCACTGTACCCTGTCGTGCATGTCAGTCCACTCACGAACTTTTCCATACCTCAATTCCATAACCATATATAACCTGTAGTCAGTTGGTAGACCTGACTCAAGTCTTGGCCATACAGGATCATCGTATGTCCCGTCCCAGATGGCAGCATTCTGTTTTGCTGTATCTTCATCACGGTAGACTTGAGCAACCCGCATTTGAGTTTCCAGCACGGTGAGCTGGTTTGTTGAACCTGCTTCCCTGCCGATACCATTTTCACTAGGTTTATTGCTGTGGTGTAGCATGATGACAGACATGCCAGAGTTTCTGAGTTTGACTGCGAGCTTGTTTATCTTCGCCCATTCGTCTGCTGAGTTTTCTGACAGACCGGGGTACGCAGACCTTATTGTATCTACAACAACAACGTCTGGATTACAGAAGTCTATCCACTCCTTGAGTTCGGCCAGCCCTTCTCGCTGGTTGAGATCCATTTCTTTCTGGTAAACAAACGGTGTCCAGATATTAAGTCTGTCGCCCGTGTCTCCATGGATCTGACTCATCTCGATAAGCCGTCTAGCGATCGTCGCCATACCCATCTCAAAGTCTAGGTATAGAACTCGTGCAGGTCTTCCGATCTCAAACGGGCCGAAGTATTTCCTACCAGCGCAGAGCGCAGACATTGCGTGTTGTACAAAGAGAGATTTACCGTGGCCAGAATAGCCGAAGACCTGCACGATAGTATTACTAGGAAGCCATGGTTCTATCAAGTAACTTTTAGCATCTGACTGCTCTAATAGTTGCTGAGCATCAGACATTCTTATTAGCTTTCTAGGCTTGGGTTCCTCGTCCTTACCTTCTTTGATGTAAGGCTTATATATATAGTCACCTTTTTCATCAAATCTTTCTGGATGATTACGTCGCTCGGCCTGTTCCATTGACTGAACCGTCGCCTCGAACTCTCGGTCATCAAGTCTGTCCTCAAAGAACTCCTTCATGAATGCGAAGCCACGGACACGTAATTCCGCACCGAAGTAACCTTCAAGGATAGACTCTGAGATGTAACGCATCACCCTTTCGTTTCTACCGTTTCCAAGACCAGACGGTATCTTTAAAGAGGTGGGAAAGTTTTGTTTTACATACGCTGCTGTCCTGTCCCACTCACACATTAACTCGTCTGGGTGGAAGGGTGTGACGTCTGATAAGTCTAGGCTGCTGAAATGAAACCCGGAACTATCCGGGTCATCCTGTAGACTTGGTCTCCAATCCTCCCATACAGGCATCTCATCCCAGTCAAAGACGTGCTGCGGATAATCCCAGACGTAATTGTTTGACGGCGGAAGAAGTGCGTAGCTGCCATCCCCGCGAAAGTCTAGCCCGTTGATCTTAGGCCAGTCTGCTCCACGGCTGTTGACACCTGCCCGTGGGCCACGACGAATGCCGTCTTTAGGGTGAGTAAAATAAAGATGACTACCTCTCTTGGTTTTCACCTTAATCGGCGAACGCATGTGTGCGTCATAAGCCGCATGTGCCGCCTCATCATTATCGCAATCCACAACAACGACACCACTAATCTCGCCAGTAATAATCGCTATGTCGTAGTCTGGCCAGTTAGTCCACCATTCTACTATCTCTTCGTCTGTGGGTAATCGCTCTTGATATTCCCTCCATTTAATTGCTGGTCTCTTACCTTCTGGTTTGATTGGTATAACTGACCAACCTCTATCCAGATACTCCAGAGCCGCATCCAGTTTTGTTTTCATTATCGTCCTCATCAAAGTAAATGTTAAAGTCCAAGTCTGGTCGAGCTTCTTTAATTCGCTCTAGTACGCGGCTGGAAACATACTGACGTTTGATCCATGAGTACGGTGCTGTGCGCACCACACCTGCGATCTTCGCAGTCTGTGAAGCACCACCGCAATCAGCGATAAGAGCCTCGATGTTCAGCCTGATTTTCACAAATTTTCTCCTTTCAATTTTTCGCTTGCACGTTTCTATGTATATCTTATAATACACCTGCCGAGTATGTAAAGACACCAAACGAGTATGCTGGTGCAAAAAGGAGGCTAAAAATGATAGAAGACGATTGGGACATCCTTGAGGGTACAAAGCTCAAGCCCGTGTCCAAAACAGCGAGCATGACTGCCGATAGACTTGAGCCGTTAGCGAGTGAATATCATGATCTTGTTAGAGAACATGAAAGGATCTCCGAGCGGATGGGTCAGTTAGAAGGTGAGATGTCTCACCTATTCCCAGAAGAAGCAGGAGAGTTAGCAATATCAACCTCATCATTCGAGGTCGTCGTCCGACGATCCGAGAGATGGTCTTGGGATAAGAAGATGTTAGAAAAAATCTTTTCTCAGGGCGAGATACCAACCTACGTGAACCGTAGTTTGACTGTCGACAAGCGCAAGTTTCTAAAGATTCCAGTTCATGAACAGGATGAATTGAAACCTGCATTAACGCGAAAGCTAGACTCACCTAAAATAAAGGTAATACGTCATGTTTAAAATACAAAACACCTCGACCCTTGCGAGCGATGGGCCAATCAAGGTGTTACTTTACGCTCACCACGGCTTTGGTAAGACTTACCAGTGTCGTAACTTCCAAGATAGATACGGTAAAGGCTTGATCCTTTCGGGAGAAAGCGGACTCAAGTCTGTTGAAGATGTCTCTATTGATTATGTTCCATTCACTTCGTGGGATAGGGAGCATGATCCAGAGAACGGCGTCTTTAGTTTTCGTGGCATCATTAACATGTTGAAATCTAAAGACTTCCAAAATCAGGGATACAAATGGTTAGCCATTGATAGCTTGACAGAGTTATCAGAGCAGTTGGTTTCGCACTTAGAAAAAGAGTACGAAGGCAACAGCAATGGTTTTCAGATGTGGGGTGATTACAACCGCCTGATGCTTGGAGCATTGAAGTGGATTCGGGATCTACCCATCCACGTCTATGTAACCTGTTTGGCCAAAGAAGAGAAGGACGCTAACGACGTCACTCAATACTGGCCGCTAGTGAAAGGTAATGCAGTAAGCAAGCATGTACCTGCACTATTCGATCATGTTCTTTGTGGTGTTAGGGCCACCGAGAAAAACGACCAAGGCACACCTAAAGTCAGACGTTTCGTAGTAACGGATGAAGTGTCGGGTTGGCATGGAAAAGTCCGAGATCCCAGAAATAGGCTGAAACCTTACGAGCAGGTCGACGACATCACCGCCTTGTTTGCGCGAATGGCACTGCCAGACAAAGACTACGAGGCATATACAAAAGCTAAGACAGCTCAAAAGAAAGGAGAGAAAGATGAGTGATTGGAATGGTTTTGGATCTCTTGATCTATCAGATGTAGAGGAGAGTTCTGGAAGCATGTTGCTCTCAGAAGGGGAACATGTTGTGAAATGCACCGAGGCTGCAATGGAAGACTTCGGTGGCAGTAACAAGAGACTGCGTTGCAAGTTTGAAAAGGTAGGAGGTAAAGGCGCACTAGGCCATAGCTTCAACCTTGTTCATACAACAAGCACACAAGCTCAAGAAATAGGAAGACGAATGTTCAAGTCTTTCTTAATTGCGGGAGGACATCCAAACCCGGATAAGCCCGGAGACGTAAAAACTATAGAAGGTTTAACTGCGTCTGTTTATGTGGGAATGGGTAAGCCTTATCAGAAGAACGGTGAGACTAAACAGTACCCCGAAATAAAGTCTTTCGACTCAGCATCTTCGGACGACAATTCGTCTGACGGGGGTGATAAGTTGGATGATGACATCCCGTTTTAGTAACCGCAAAGGGGGAGCTTAGCTCCCCCTTAACTTATAAGAGAAAATAATGAAGGCAGAGCAAGTAGTACAGGCAATAGATCTTGGTTACGACAGAGATCAGAAAGAGAAAGCCAGACGTTATATAGGCGCAAGTGTTATTGGCACTCCGTGCGACGCCATGCTTGCCTACAATCTACGTGGCTTTCCTAATGAGCCACCTGATGCAAGGTTGCAGAGAATTTTTAATCTCGGTCACATACTAGAAGATGTGGTCGTGAAAGACTTGAAAGAAAAAGCAGATCTTAGAGTCTGGGAAGTAGACGCACTCACAGGAAAACAGCACACCTACGAACAGTGGGGTGGCCACATAGTCTGCCACACTGATGGATTGGTGGAAGATGAAAATGGTGATGTGCGCATCTTAGAGATTAAGAGCATGAACGACGCGAGCTTCAATAAGTTCAAGAAGTCTGGTGTTAAGGTCAGCCACCCAAGATACTTCGGCCAAGTCCAGATGATGATGGGCATGGGAGAAATGACCGAAACTCTTTTCGTGGCGATCAATAAAAACAACAGTGAATATCATGCGGAGGTAGTTGAATTTGATGACTTTGAATACGCACACATTACAGAAAGAATTGAAAGAGCCTTATCTGGAAAGGTTAGAAAGGTTAGCACCGATGGAACCGACTGGCGTTGCAGAGGTTGCTTTAAAAGAGGGGTGTGTTGGGAAGATAGAGAAGTTCCCAAGCACTGCACTACGTGCTCATTTTCCCTGCCTCGACCTGATGGACAATGGCAATGCACCAAACTGGACGACGAAGCTAGGGAAGTTTGTCCAGAATACCAGCAATACAAACCGCTCCCGAAGGAATAGGATAGCTATGGCATTTGAAAAAACTAAACAGGAATTTCATGCGCTATCGAAGAAACGGTCTGAGCAATTACGGCAAATAAAACAATGCGAGAATGACATCGTATCAATAACCGAACGTCTGGATAGCTTGAACAAGCAGGACGATGGTAGCCAAGAATTTATAGATCAGTTCTCGAAAGCGAAGGATAAGCGACGACGTCTTAGAGATGAGGTTGCAGACTTAGAACACGAAGTCAGAATGACGGAGAGTGAAATCAAGGCACTGATGATGGAGTATCAGTTCTTAGTTGACCTCGAAAGTACAGATGATGAATAGAGACGAGATCCTTAAATTAGCGGAAGAGCTTATCAATGGCGACCGCGCAAAAGATTATGGTTCAGCGCAAGCAAACTTCTGTCGGATCAAGCAAGGTTGGAATGTAATTATACAGGCCGCTCTTACTACGCATGGCGAATTAAACGAAGGCCATGTAGCTTTGATGATGGCATGGGTAAAGATTTCACGTCTATGCCAGACCATAGATCATGACGATTCATGGGTAGATCTTGCGGCTTATGCGGCACTTGGAGGAGAACTTGCTCCCCCTAAGATATATTCTCGATCTGAAAGTGAGGGCCATCCATCGAAACCCGACGACCCTGAGAACGTCTAAGATCTACATACTCGTTGCATAACTCTTCACAAGTACCATTCCATTCGGTAATTGGTTTGTGCCAAGCCGCGCCCCAAGTAATATCAAAGTTTGCATTAAGAACCTGCCGAACCCCATCGGCTGCTTCACGAAAGGCATCTGCGATCTCATCGTAGACTTCAATCTCCCAGCAGACATCTCCATCAATATAAGCCACGCAGTCTACGGCATGAGAATATCCGTCTTCTTGCGGTAAATGCTTTGATTTTAGCGTCCAGCTTTTCCCGGCAGCCTTTAATTTTTTCTGAGTTGCGAGGTCTCTTACCCCGCATGTGATGCCAAAATCTACCTTCGTTACCATGATGGCAGACTTCACAACATTGACCAAGACGGGATGAACCCCGTCCAATCGGTCAAGGCTTCGTTGGCTCAGTTTAAACTTGGGCATAAGTTTCCTTTCTTATAGCAGGGGTGCTAACAACAGCAGACCAAGCAACACACCAGCAGAGAATATAATTCCACACATGGTTTTATGTTTCAGTGTTGCGAAGACTTCAGTGACAGCAGCAGAGAATGTTGCAATTATCTTTTCTTTCACTTTGTAACTCCTTTAAATTTCTCGAATGTTCTAAGAGATCCCAAGCCGAGTAGTCCTCCAAGGACTGTAAGAAGAGCCGACATATCAAACTCTGGCAGAGCAGGGGTTTCTAAACCTGCATAGCTCAAGCCAAATATAAGCAGAGGTTGGATAACGAAGTGCCATCCAAACGCAATAGCGCAGACCCATCCCACAAGTGGACGCCAAGATGACTGAAACCAGTTGCCTTGGGCTTCCATTTTATTAACTTCGATTTGCGCTAACGCCACCTCGTGCGCTTGCTTTTCGGCCATGGTTGCTATCTCGTGGGCGAGAGCGGCCTTTTGGTCGGCATCGGCAATAAACTTATCAAGGATATTTGATACTGGGCCAATTAGTGATTGTAACATGAGGGTTCTCCCGTAAATTCAAGTCGAGATCATTCTCTTATGAACACCGCAAGTTGTCGTCCTTATGCTACTTCTTTGCCGCTAAAGCTGTCGCTCCCATGTACGTGCCAACCACACCAGCTTGGGCTATGTAGAATAAACCAAGCAAGTCTGACAGCGCGTTTACACGGTCTACGGGTATGATTGGAGTAAACAACAGGATCGTAAACACAAGCATGGTAGCCATTGCTCCCCACGCCATACGTTGCTGTTGCAAAGTTTTCTCTTCTCTAAGCTCCAACTCAAGCATATCTTTGGCTCTCGCCATTTCTTCGTCAGTCACCGTACCGTCTCTATTAATGTCATACTTGTTGAAGCGAGAGTTTTCCTCTAGCTTCTTAATCACAGATTATTATCTCCTAAACTTCCACCGCCTAAACCACTGTCTCCAATGTCTGTGTCACCAAGTCTTCGGGATTTAGACTTCTTGGCTTCACCAGCAATCATATCAGTAAGACCATTTCTTGAGGCTCTAATTCCTCCAGCTATCGGTATTCTACCTACAACAGTACGTGCGGCAGTTCGTTCTTTAGCGTTGGAATCGTCGTTCTGATCCATGATACCTGCCAGAACATTCGGAGCATCAGTGAACATCAATCCATACGACGGGCCTAGAACAGCACTAGCAATTCTGGTCTGTCCGTATGATCCATTGTCAACCTGAGAAACTGTTGAGTGCAGTAAGTCTGCGAGTAAACCAAGACCACCCATCTGGATGAGTCCCTCGAAATACCAGCCTAAGAAATCATCGGCATCCCCGTAAGTCTTCTCGTCGTAGCCAAGGTATTCAGCAAACTTGCCCATGTTTCTAGTTCTAAGATCTGGGCTTTGCTCATCTTCGCCACCTCTGAATTGAACAACATCTTTTGCGCCCAACGCCACAGCACCCATTCCCGGCCCTGCTGTTACAAAATACATGGCGGGTTTGAAATTACCCTGCTTCATCTCGTCTATCACATAACCACTAAGTCTTGTCATCATGAGTGGGAAAGACTTGAGTTGGAATGCCAACGCGCCGAACGGATTGTTCGTGAACATAGGCATGTCATTTGGGTTGGGTTGAAAGATTGTGTCATCAGCAAACTTAATGATCCCAGTTCTTACATCAGGATCGCTAAGATGTTCTTTGTCCAACGCAATCTTATTTTTAGATCCGTTAGGCAAAAACTCTTGCATACCATATCGAGTCATATATCTGTGAGCAGTACGGTATTGTGTATTCTGCTCTGTCACTGGCTTGTTTGGGTCAAAGTTCTTTCTTGCCTTTGACTGCATAGCTTTAAAACTATTGAATCCAACCATACCAGCAATGTTTCTTTGTTGGTTAGTCCAACCAGTAAGACCCGTAAAGTTAAAGAAGGCTTGAGACATCTTATTATCTGGTGCGCCGTACATGTAGATCATTCGCTCGTGAATGATATTCTCCATAGATACACCGACATCATGAATAGCCTTTTTATAATCTGGGTCTGTTAGAAGTTGACCATAGGCTTGCGTGAAAGACTTAAAGTCTCCGCTTCTTATCAATGGCAACATGACATCACCCAATGAGCTGAGTGTCGTAAATGCCAGTAGAGATACGTTGTTGAAAGCTCTGAACTTTTTGGAGAACTCTCTTGACATAGTACCGCCAGAATTTGACGTCGGCTTCTTCATTACCAGCGACATGGCGTCGTTTATAAAACGAACATCATCATTGTGCAGACGTGCTCTTGCCCCGCCGAAGTCTTGTAATGCTCCGACTATAGCGTCTGCGCGTCTGGTATATGCAATGTTTATTCTGCCGTCTGGATCTACCGGGGCTATCCGCGTCAACATTTCTCTAGCCGCCGCAACTCCTTTGTCCTCGTACATCTTGATAAGTTCTTGTGAAAATTCTCGTGCGGCTTCTGTATCTCCCTCGAAAGGCATAAGCGCAGTGGAACTCAGTTGATATTCTTGAACGCCACTTCCTGTGGCCATTCGTCTATCAACAATAAACTCGCGGTTCGTTGATAGAAGTTTGGCAATACCATCTCTGCCATCTTCTAATACAGTTAGATAATCAGAATAACCATGAGAGTTCTGACCCATCTTCTGCATGTAAGTCTGACGTCGAGTCGATCCCTCAAAGTATTTGATTAGCAGGAAGCGCAAGTCATCTTCAAGGAATGGCTCCAGTGCTTTCATTGCTTCTGGATATTTCTCAAGCTCGATCATTCGGCTGTAATCTATATGGTCACTGGTTGGGTTTTTAGATCCACCCATCGCAGGTTTATACATACCGTCAGACTCATCAGTGCCAAGACGAAGATACATATCCTCGGCGAAGTCTGTCACTTCGGCAGCAGTCGGCAGCTCAGCACCAAGTGCAGTTTTCTCTAGCTTGTAGTAGTAAGCCATAGCTTGCTTAAACTGCTCTGGATCAGCATTAATCTTGTCCTTACTCCAGACGTGAGGCATGTAGTTAGGGCCGCGATCACCGATCATAACTCCTTGTTTTCTAAGGTCTAACAGCTCTCTACGGAATGCTGCACGTATTGCAGATGCGACTTCCTTCTCTGGTTTATCGAGAGTTGTGTGGAACCTAGAGCTTTCGCCATATCTCAGTGCTTTCACGATACGAGAGAAAGACTTAGGCTGGAATCTAGTAGACCCAAGTTTTCCGCTCATTGGATTGGATTCCTTAAACCAGCGCATGATTGTTCCGTCTGCGTCTGGCAGTGCGTTAAGCATACGCTCGATGGGCATATACTTTTCTGCAAATGCCTGAGAAGACTTAGGCCAGAAATCTTTGTACCAGCCAGCCAGCCAATTCATAC